GAGAGAAATAGCATATACACTTACTTCAGTAGGATCAGCTGAGCTAGATACTGAGAAATCTATAGGATCTTCTATAATAAAATTAGAAGCACCTGTTAATGGAGATGAAATTACTGCATTCTCGTTTATAAAGAGAGTATAGTCAAAATCAGGAATATAATTACCACCTGATAGTTTTGATGGAACTTGTTGATAAAAATCTATATCTGCAGTAGCAACTTGAGTAACGTTGGGTTTGTATCCTAACATATATGCTAACTCAAATAAATTATTATTTTGACGAGCATATTGTAAATAATTCTCTTGAATTTGATTATCAAGATAAAAAGATAAAACATCACCAACGTAGGCTGCCATTTCCATAAACATCATTCCAGGAGATGATGGACTAAAGTCATTATATGTTGTTGGAAAATATGTTCTAGCATAATCAATCAGATTAGCTCTAAATTCTGTAAAATCTTTATTAAGATATTTTATATTTCTTTTTACTGCCATTTTATATAAATGATATTTGAATTTGATCAACTATCCCTGTGTGTATTACTTGGTATTGCATAGTAACTATTATTTCATTATTATCCGGATTTTGTAATACTTCTAAAGTAACTATAGAAACTGAAGGGAAATAAATTGCTACTTGACTTTGAATATCTTCTTTTAATCCTTCAATATTTCCATTAGATATTTGTTCAAAAATAAAAGATCTAAGATTAGCTCCAAAATCCGGGTTTAAAAATCTTTCTGTGCTATTTGTAAGGAAAAAATTTAATAAATTATTTCTAATAGCATCTTGAGTGGTATAGGTTGAAAAAAAAGTTCCTGGAGCATTAAATGGAAGAGAAACCCCAACAGCAGTACTTGGTAAAGTGTCAATTGGAAAAATACGTTGAGGATTATATGCCATTATTTATTATCTCTTACCTATTAAGTTCATTATTTGATCCATACCTAAATCTCCTGAAGGAAGAGTTCCATTTACTGGGTCTACACTTGTAGGAACAAAAGTTTGAACATCATTAGAAGTAAACGCTCTTTGAGTTTCTCCCAAAATATTTTGGATTGCCGCTCTACGATCAAATCCACTCATTTCTGAGGGTGGGGAACTAATTGTTCTCATCTGCTCATTAACCATATTTCCTTTTGGTGATTTTAATGCTTCTAAAAGAATGTCTTTTAATTCTTCTTGAATTGACTCTCTTACTGCTTCTTTGATTATTTTTTTAAATTTTGTTACATCCATGTTTATAAATATTTGATTAAAAAACTTTTAATACGCTTTTAAGCTATCTCTATCGATTATTAATTTGAGTTCTTCTATTAAAATCTGATCATCTGTTGTAAAAGATAGAGGTGTTTGAATTAATGTAATGTTGTCTTGATTTTTACCCACTGCACGTTTACGATCCACAGTTGGAGTATAAGGTACTTTTTCTATTTCAATAATAAACCCATTATATGTTATGTTATTCTGCGTTTTTTCTGCTTGTTTTTGTAGGTCGGCGATCTTGATTAAATCGGGGGAAATCGGTAGTAAATCGTTTGAAACATATTTGTTACACGCTTTAATTTTACCATCAACACTATTTAAAACGGTTACGATCTGAAGGATATAATTATTTACCATTGATATAGATAACGAAGCAGATGCTACTACAGATTTATAACTTTCTATGGTAGCTTTACCTGTAGCAGAAAATGTTAATTTATTAATGAGGTCTCCTAAATCACTTAAGGTTGCAGGAACAGCTCCAGGTATTAATGGTACAGCTTTAGCGGCTGCTGAAACTGCTGTTTTTGTTGTTTGTATTGTCGTAATAACTCCAGTTAACGTTGAAATGATTTTATTAATACCATCAATTACTTTTGTTAAAGTATTTAATGTTTTTGAAACACCATTAAGTGAACTAGTTATTCCATTTCTTGCCTCTATTATTCCTTTTAATTTAGCATCTGTAGGACATATATCTAATTTTTGTAATAAACTTAGGGCTTGTGGGAGGAATAAAGTTGCTATTTGTATTCCTAAATTTAAAATTAATTTTGGGATTTTTGCTGTGCCTTTTAATTTTAAAGAAGTAGGAGCAGCATTTAAAATATCTTTAGCTTTAAAACCTCTTAATCCTTGTAATGATATTTTAACCTTTTCTGCCTTAACTTTAATTTTAATATCTATTTCTGGAAGTGTTGGCCTTGGAATTTTTGGAAGATCAGGTTTAGGGATATTTGGTTTAGGAATCTTAGGTATACTTAAAGAAGTAGGAACAGCACCTAAAAGGCCTTTAACATTTTCGGCTTTATTTTTAATTTCGGCAGCAGCTGCCTTAGTATCTTCAGCTTTCTTTTTAGTTTCAGCCTCTATTTCTAGAATTGTTTTTGCAGATATAGGCATTATATAGTATAATTATTATTAGACTTGGCACCTTCAAGCTTCTTGTTTGTAATTATATCTTCTAAAAATACATTCATTGAAGTAGCCGCAACATTTAGTGTGCCCAAAGAAGTACCTTCGGCTGTTGATACTACATCCTTACATACTTTCATAAATTCATTTAGATTATTAACTAATTCTGTTATTAATTTAATCGTTGTATCTCCTAATAATACGGGTTCAGTAGCATCTTTTGATCCTAAGAATAATTTTCCAGATTGTATTATTACATTTCCGGCAGTATCAAAATTTATAGAATCAACAGCATTTAAATTTATTGATTTTTTAGAACTTAATAATATATGATCTGTTTTAGAATTAAATATCAAACGACCTGAATTTAGTGCTATTTGAGGACCACTATATTGATTAGGTGAATCTGGTTTATTGGTTTTATAACTAAAATAATCTGTAGGAGATGATGATATTATAGGTAATTTTTGAGTGCTGGTAATGTATAATGATGATATATCTTTATTAATATTTTCAGTAATAGGAATCCACCCTTCAGGACTAGCATCTACTGATTGTCCATTTCTAATGATTAATATTGGGTCGCCATCAGTACCATTACTTGACCAAGTGTTAGGAGTATTTTTAACGGTTGAACCTATTCTAATACTATTACCCCATCTCCCTTCATGAATTATATCTCCTTCGAATGGTAATATAGGATGAATGTTTGATTTTTCTTCAAATGTTTTTCCTAAATTTATTTTAGTAGATTGATTCGTTGCTCTACTAACACTTCCTCTTCCTGTTTGTTGATAATCTTTTTGTTGGGATGGAGGGGGGGAGTTTGGGTTGTTGGGATGAGCATTATGGTGAGGATGATTCCAAAGAGGTATTGCACTTGTATAATAATTTTGGGTACTTGTAGTTGATGAACCTATTCCAGTATTAGGCATTGATTGTAATACTACAATCTCATTTTTTAATGGATAGTGTTTTATATTAGGATTAATGGGACGAGCAGTAGGATATATAACTAATTCCTGAGGATTTTCGACACTTTGATATTCTATGGTTCCTAAACCGTTCCACCCTCCTAACTCATTAAATCTTGGGTGTTTATCATCTAGAACTATACTTATTACTCTTACAGCAGTATTATTAGCACCACCATTAGATAAATTATTCCCTAAATTAGAAGTAGATGAATTTAAATTATTATTTAGGGCACTAAATCCATACCTACTTTTCGCCATCTTCCTTATTTTTATCGTGAAGTTTACTTATGTCAGATAGAAGTTGTTGTTTTTCTTCTTCTGAAATTCCATATGATTCATCAGATGATGTTCCTGAGGATTGTAGAGATCTTTGAATAATAGTAGCCATTTTTATAAGCTGCTCATCATTTTTAATACCCATTTCTAAATAATCTCTAATTAATGGAACCACTAAAGTAGCGTCCCCTATTTCTGAGATTAGTGGTTTTAATTCATTTATTAAATTTGAGATTTGATTTTCTTTCTTCTTTTGGTTGGTGTAAATTTCTTCCAAAATATCTCCGAATTTCTTCTTCCCGAATATTGTTGCGTCTAGGCTTTTAGGTTTCATTTATAATAAATATTACACAGTCTAAAACTTAAAATAACCATATTCTAAATAGAATGTATATTTTTTCTTAAAATTATCACGTAGTATATTTGATATTTTAGTTATTTTTGGAGCTTTAACATCTATTATTTCTCTTATGTAAATGTATAGTGCTTTTTTATTAAAAATATCTATGGTTTCTCTACTACGAAATAATTCTAAAATAGCATCTGCCACACAAGCATCTTGAGGTTTGGGAAATAAAGTAAATAAATTATCGGAACAATAATCTATCCATAAATCAGTAAATTTAGACAATTTATCTACAGGTGTATAGTCAGAATATAATGGATCATTAATATCTATTTCCGTTTCATTTTCTATCAGATTTGAATTTAAAGAATTTATAGCAATATTTTCCTCAAGTCTTTCCTTATCTTTTTCGCTATGACCATTCATTGAAATTACTTCAATTCTTTTTTTATAGTTTTTCTTATTATTTAAAATTAAATATCGTTTTACAATAGTTCCAAAATATGAGTATGCTTTTGCTCCTCTAGATGGGTCAAAAAGGTGGATTTTGGATAATAGAAAAATTATAATTTCATGTTGAAGATCCTCAATATTATCTACTTCAGTATAGTAAAATTTAAAGGTATGGATAATATTTTCAGTTAACTTAAAAAAAGCATAATGAATTTTATTCTCATATATCTTACTACGAATGTCTGTATCTATAGTATTATTATATAGTACAATTGCGTCTTCTGTCTCTTGTGTAAAGTAATTTTTACTTTTTTTCTTTCTTTTTAACTCAACCATAGTTATAGATCAATTTTAAATGTATTCAACTCAGATTGAATCTTTTTAATAAATGTGAAGAAAAATCCAACTTCATCATCACTTTTAAATGTTCCTTTTTCATCTACCTTATTTAGTAGTTTATCTGACTCATTAACAGCGTCTGTGAATTTGGTAATATATTCCTGATATGATATAATGACGTCTTCCATCCTTTCTTGTTTCTTTAAAAGGTTAAGAATAACAAATACTAAGACTCCTATAATTAGTAATAATAAAATACTGAAATAGATCATAATTAAATATTGTTTAACATGTTTTTCAAACCTTCGCTCTTTATAGAACCTAATGCTTTGCTCTTATTTCCGTTTTCCTTTTTTATAGAAAAATTATTATCTTTTTTAGGGGTATCATTTCTGAACTTATGTAAGTACTCTACTTCAAATTCTATCCTAGCGGCCATTAAATCGGCTTGATGAACGATATAAGGTAATGATGTCCTTGGTTTTTGTTCAGGAGTATAAGCCATTAGATATTTTTTATTAGCTTCATCATATAAACCATCATGTATCTGAATAGTAATCATTTCATTAAATGAATACTGAATTCCATGTGATTGTAATAAATATAATCCTCTATCAGGAACAGATGCAAAGGGTAATTTAGTATTAAAGGTATAATCTTCACCTAATTTATCTCTTCTCCATGTATCAGTCTGTGGGATGTATGCCTCATTTTCTTCATCACCTAACTTTCCTAAGTCATGATTTAATGCTGAAAATACTAATTCTTCAAGGGTATATGTTGAAGTATCTACACCATGTTTTTCCCAAAGTTTATGTAAGTCTAAAGCACATTCAATAACTCTTCTAACGTGGTCATAATATCCACCTTCAAAAGCACTATGATATTCCTTTTTATGACTTGCAGGCATCATTGTTAATCTTTCATCATATTTCTGATAGAATTCTAATACCTTTTCCTTACGTGGTGACGTAATATAATCTTGAATACAGTCAAGTATCCAGTTCCTATTTTCTAGGATTTTTTCTGCTATTAATTTCATAACTATTTTATTTTTAAAGATATGGATTCATTTCTTCAGCTGACATTGGTTCTCTTTCGATAAACGCTTTCAATTCTGATAGTTCTTCCTCTGCCAATGCTAATGTATCTAGATATTCATTTAGTTCAGCTCCTCTTTGTACACAAAACTTTAATTGTTTCAATTTCCCTTCTATGTTTTCTACTTTTTTTAAAACTGTATTTCTGTTTCTCATTATTTAATATGTTTAATTGTTTATAATTTTCTTAAGTTAATGAAGATTTCTTGGGTCTCCAAATTTTTCTTTAATTTTCTCGAAAGTTCTTTATTTTGCATATGAAAGCACATTTCTCATATTCCTCCATCATTTCGAAGTATTTCATTGATTTATTTAATCCCATATCAAATTCTTTTTCCTTTATATTTTTAATTACTAGGATATCATATTCTTGATTTAAATCTAGTTCTGAAAGGTATTTCCATGCCGTATTATAGACTAAGTGATTACTAATTTCAGCGATATTTGATTCATCAACGTTAATATTTTTTAGAAGTTTATTCATCTTCTTTTCTAAGACCTCACTGTTTAAAAACGATTTTATAAACATTCGGGCGTTGTATTCAGGTAACCGAGTAAAGTCGATTAAAACGTCGTTTATGGTCTTTTTATCGCCTTCATTATATTTGTCACCAAATAAGTCAAAAATTTTATTTACATCCATATTAATAAATATTGTGAGAAAGAAGAACCCACAAATGTTGTGGGTCTTTATTGGTTTTTTTTTATTAAAAGTAATGTTTATTTTATTGTTTTTCTTGTTTTTGCGTACCAAAATAATATGAGAATATCATTAGAGTTAGTGTCTTAATTAAGTCAAATAGTTGATCATTTTGGTGATCAGATAATAATGGCATTCCAAATGCTATTACTTTATCTACTATAAATACACCAACTAATGCTGCAAATACTAATAATATAAACCTAACAAGAATATCCTTTGTAGAGTTTACAAAAAGTTTATTTACGTAATATACACCAGACGTTATAAAAGCAATGCCAAACATTACAGCAAAAGTAGTTAGCCATACATTTCCAGTACTAAACATTATTTAAGTAAGTTATAATATTCATTAAAATGTTTGATACGATCTGGTAAGCCAATTACACCACCATTTACTCTTTTAGTTACAGAAGTTACTGTAGCCTCTGTTGCTCCAGCATCAGCCATTTTATGTAAACCATTTTTATGGAAAAACCAAGCTGCTGATAATAATGGGTATTGAGTAGCAACTAAGTCAGGAGTTGCAGTAAGATCTACTTCAATAGCTTTTCCAAAATTAGTATAATTTTCTTTACCAGTTAATTGAATAAAACCTCTACCACAAAATTTATAACCATCACCTGAAGCCTCATCACCATTCAACATTCTATTTGCATAGACTTTATTAGCTA